CGGCTGATGGTACTTCAGACGGAATTAATACAACACTTTCTGCAGGTATAAATGCTACTGCTGTTACCATAGGAGTAGCTTCAGTTACAGGGTTTGCAACTAATGGGGTAATTACTATTGGAACTGAACAAATTTCATACACAGGAATTACAAGTTTAAATTTAACAGGATGCACTAGAGGAATTAATGGTAGTACAGCAGCTACGCACAATACGTCCGATGCAGTTTTACAATTTCCAAATGGTGTAACAGATATTCAAGAAGCAGATTACAGAGTAAAATCTACTTCAGTCGATACACCAATGACAAAAATTAGTAGATCACAGTATCAAGGTTTTTCTAATAAAACTGACAAAGGTTTACCAACACAATATTGGGTCCAAAGATTTATAGATAAAGTTACAATGACTTTATATTTAACCCCTGGTGCAGCTCAAGATGGAAACTATATTAATTTTTATTATACAAAAAGAATTGATGATGTAGGTGCATACACAAATGCAACTGATGTGCCGTATAGATTTGTTCCATGTATGATTTCAGGGTTAGCATATTATTTAGCTGTAAAATATGCACCACAAAGAGTACAAGAATTAAAATTATTATATGAAGATGAATTGTTAAGAGCAGAAGATGAAGATGGTTCTTCTAACTCTACATACATATCTCCTAAAATTTATTACCCAGGTATTGGTTAATGACTACTTTTTCACAAGGTAAATATGCTTTAGCAATTTCTGATAGATCAGGAATGGCATTTCCATACAACGAAATGGTTAGAGAATGGAATGGTGCGTTTGTACACATTTCAGAATACGAACCTAAACAACCACAATTAGATCCTAAACCAACAAGTGCAGACCCACAAGCTTTACAAAGAGCTAGACCTGCAAGAACAGAATTTCCAACAGAAGATTTTTTACCAAATAATCCTATTACAACTGCGGCTGCAGATGCAACAGTTTCTGTTTCTTTTCCAAATGGTGCAATGCAAGTAAATGATATTTTTAGATTAAGAGATATTAAATCTCCAGTCGGCGGTGTTGCTATAACTACTTTACAATTATCTACAACTTTAAATGGTGCAATTACGGATTCAGTTACAACAATTACTTTAGCTGATGGATCAGCGTTTCCAACATCCGGTTTTATAGTTATTGAAAAAGTAAATGCAGTATCTGGTTTATTTGAAAATGAGGTTATTGAATACACAGGAAGATCAAGTAATAATTTAACAGGATGCATTAGAGGAACAAGTGCTCCATATAGAGGAGTATCTCCTGAAAACACAACAGCAGGTTCGCATGCAACTGGAGCAAAAGTATTTGGTGCATATAAAATATCTTTTCTTGAAGAAACAGTAGGACTCGCTGGATATAATGATAGCAATGGTAATCCTGCTCATATAACAACCCAGGTAGGATTTGGTTTTGAATTAACTAGCAATGCTAGTAGCACGGAAACAGGAGGCGGTTTTCAGTGTACAATTGGACCCGTTAATGATAGAGGTTAATTATGTCAGGATTAAGCGCATCAGGATTAAGAACACAAATTAGAAGTTACACCGAAGTAGATGATGGTGTATTAACTGATGCTGTATTAGAAAATATTATTTTAAATGCTCAGCAAAGAATATTTATGGATCTACCTATGGACCCTGATCGACATGTTCAAGAAGGTACATTAGCTGCAAATGACAATACTATTAATGCGCCGGCAGGATGTATGTTTATAAGAGGTATTGAAGTATTTAATTCAACAGCTAATACTGAAGGTAATGGCACTTGGTTAGAAAAAAAAGATCAAACTTATTTAGGAGAATTTACTGATAGAAAATTTGGTCCTTCTGGTGAAATTCAAGCTCCTACAGATACAACTAATTCAGTAACAGGTTTTCCTAAATATTATGCTATGTTTGGAGGTGCTACAGGACTTTCAGATACTACTTCGGGAGGCATGTATATTGCTCCCACACCAGATGCTAACTATAAATTTAGAGTGTATTACAATAAAATACCTGTTTTATTAGAAGGCAGCAATACTAACTATATTAGTTTAAATTTTCCACAAGGTCTTTTATATTGCTGTTTAGCAGAGACTTATGCCTTCTTAAAAGGCCCAATGGATATGTTGACATTATACGAACAAAAGTATAAAAATGCTATACAACAGTTTGCAGGTATGCAACTTGGAAGACGAAGACGAGATGATTATACTGACGGAACAGTTAGAATACCAGTCAAGTCGCCGTCTCCGTAAATAGGAGTAAAAAATTATGGCAATATCATCAGCAGTTTGTAACAGCTTTAAACAAGAAATTTTAGTTGGAACTCACAACTTTACTGCATCATCTGGAAACGCTTTTAAATTAGCTTTGTATCAAAGTGATGCATCTTTAGGTGCAAGTACTACAGCTTATTCAACTTCAGAAGAAATAACTAATACATCTGGGTCTGCTTATACAGCGGGTGGAAAAGCAATTGTTAGTGTTACTCCTGTTTTAGATGGTTCAACTGCAGTTTGTGATTTTGCAGATATTAGTTTTACTTCTGCTTCTTTTACAGCAAATGGATGTTTAATATATAATGATACACAATCTGATAAAGCAGTGTGTGTTGTAGCGTTTGGTGGAGATAAAACTGTATCAAGCGGAACATTCACAATTCAATTTCCCGCAGCAGCGGCATCAACAGCTATAGTTCGAATAGCATAAGGAGGAAGTCCTTATGTCGATAGCCCAAACGTTCACAGTAACGGTAGTCGGTGGTAAATATTATATAGACGGTGTTCAACAAGCTACCGTAATGATCGGTGCAGGTCTTACTTATAAGTTTGATCAATCAGATAGTAGTAACGGAAGCCACCCTCTTAGATTTTCAAGCGACAGCGGAAACTCAACACCTTACACTGTTGGTGTAACTGCAGTTGGAACTCCTGGTGATTCAGGAGCATATACACAAATAGATGTTCAAAACGGTGCACCATCAACATTATATTATTACTGCACAAACCATAGTGGAATGGGTGGTCAAGCTAATACAGATGGTTGGGGTCGTTCTTATTTTGGACAAGCTGATTGGGGTGATACAAATATAGTTACTGAAGGTTGGGGACGACTTGCATGGGGAGCTCAAGGATGGGGCGAAGCACCTGGAGTAACTCTTTCAGGACAATCAGCAACAACATCAATAGGATCAATTACAGTAGAACTAAGACCTGGTTGGGGTACTCTTGATTGGGGTGAAAATGGTTGGGGTAGTGTTGAAGAAGGTATTGAAAATTTAACAGGTCAATCTGCAACTGCATCTGTAGGAGCAATTACTCCTGCTGACGTTGTAGGATTAACAGGTCAAGCAGCAACAACTTCTGTTGGAGAACTTACATTTGTTATATCACCTACAATTGCATTAACAGGTCAAGCAGCAACAGTTTCTGATGGACAATTAGATGTTAATGATGGTTCTGAACAATTAGTAGGCTTAGCTTCTTTAGTCGCAACAACTGCAGTAGGTTCTATAAGTTTAGAAATAGGTGTTAATTTAACTGGAGTTGATGCAAATAGTTCTGTAGGTAGTATATCAACAAATGCAGAAGATTTAATTAATGTAACTGGAGTTGGTGCAACTTCTTCAGTAGGATCATTAACTCTAGAAATAGGAGTTCCTTTAACAGGGGTTTCTGCAACTGCTTCCGTAGGTACAATTTCACCAGCAGATGTCATGGGATTAAGTGGACAAGAAGCGGTTTCTAGTGTAGGAAATGTTGCTCCATTAGGATATGGAGATGTTGATATTACTGGAAATACGAGTTATAATGGTATTGACGTAAGTGGAAATACATCATATACAGATGTAACACACGCAGCTTAGGAGAAAAAAATTATGGCTTCAACATATACACCTTTAGGTGTTGAACTAATGGCAACTGGTGAAAACGCCGGTACTTGGGGAACAAAAACAAATACTAATTTAAATCTTTTTGAACAAATAACTGGTGGTTATAAAGTACAAACTTTAAATGCTGCTGGTGCAGGAGCTAACACAACAGCTTTAGCTGTATCTGATGGTTCAACAGGTGCTACTCTTGCAACAAGAGTTATAGTTTTAGGAGCAGAAAGTGCTCAAACAATTTCAGGAAACAAAATTGTAACAATTCCTTTAGATGTAGAAAATACTTATTTTATATTAAACAATACAAGTGGTGCATACACTGTACAATTTAAATATGTATCAGGTTCAGGTGATAGTGTAACTTGGGCAGCAACTGATAAAGGTTGGAAAATTCTTTCAGCAAGTGGCAATGATGGTACAAATCCAGATGTTAAAGAAGTTGTTCTTGGTGGACTACCAGGTGGTTCAGATACACAAGTACAGTTTAATAGTTCAGGATCATTTGCAGGAGATGCAGATTTAATTTGGACAGCAGGAACTGCATTAACAATTAATTCTCAGAAAGAGCTAAGATTAGCAGATAGTGACGACAGTGCATACATAGGTCAGAAATCAGCAGCAACAGTTAGTGGGTCTTATACTTTAACATGGCCTGCAGCAGTAGCTGGAGGAAACGGATACGTTTTAAAATCAACAACAGGTGGAGTTTTATCTTGGGAAGAACTAGAAGCAGGTGGTACATCGTGGCAAGCTGTTAAGACTGGTAACTTTACAGCAGCAGCTGGACAAGGTGTATTTTGTAATACAACTAGTGGTTCTTTTACTTTAACTCTACCATCTTCACCAACAATTGGGGATGAAGTCTCGTTCATAGACTATGCAGGTACTTTTGACACTAACGCTTTAACTATTGGAAGAAATAGTGAAAAAATTAAT